TTACAGCGTGATGCTGTCCAGCGTTGTTTTCAGGCTGTCCACGCTGGCCTTCACGGTTGCGAATGCTGCAGCATTTAACGGTGCCGTTGACGGACTGCCCGGAGCTGTACAGGTGACCGTGAGCAGCGCTATCTGCTGCATTGCTGTTGATACCTGGGCCATGGTGTCACTGATCAGTTTCAGCAGGTTATTGCCGTCTGGCCCGATATGAACCTTTGCTGCTTTCGCGCTGAAATTTACCGCAGCCTGGTGTGTGATACTTCCGCCGGCTTCCGCCGTAATATCAGCCCCTGCTTTTGCGATGATCTTTAATGCAGCCTGACGCAGTTCTGCTGTTGCGCTCTGCGTGATGTTGGCACCGGCCACCTGATTGATATTTCCTGCCGTCAGGATATTAACAACCGTTTCAGCCAGCAAAAGGATTGCTGCAGCCTCTACTGCTTTTGTGCCGGTTATATCCTCATGGCTGTGTCCCAGCACCCGGCTTGCTTCGGTACCAATTGTGCGGATGACTTCCTGAATAACCTGATCCAGCGTATGGCAGCTGTCTGTTATTTTCTGGTCTGTTTCCCTGATCCAGTTGCCTGCCTTATCGACAGACTGCCGCGCTGCCTGCGACTGTTGCCAAACCATATCATCTGCATCCATGTGCGGCAGCGCCTGACGCTCGCCCAGGATGCTACGCACAAAAGGCCGTTCCGGTGATCCGTTCAGCCATGCCAGTTCCACGATGGTTCCTTTTTTCGGCAGCGCAAAAAATCCGCGCTCATCACCACCACCAACAATACCAACCGGCACCGCATCCAGTTTGATTCCTGTTTCCTGGTAACTGCTGTTTAGCAGCTGCACATCAACAGCCAGACGCGGCCGGTAATTATCGCTGACGCCGCCGGTCTTCGGTGCATCAGGTATTGCCGTTATTTCTGCCATCACCGGCAAGTGATAACCGGCCGCCAGCTCTGGGAATTGGCGCACTATCTGACGCCTTAAATCATCGCTCATGCAATCGCCCTGATATAACTGCTGCTTAACGTGGGTTGCCACTGCAAGCGCATTTTATCGTCTGTAATATCAATGCTATGCAGTACCTGTGTGCTGCCGTCTCCGATCTGAATACTTGCACCTGGGCGCAGTATTGGCAGCAGCGGAATAGTGCCGCCGGTTGCTGTTAATCCTGAAAATATTGCCGGGTCTAGTTTTATGGTTTTGCTGCCCTGCAGACTCTGCGCCCGCTCGCCAATATAAACGCGCCCGTCCGGTTGCTGACTCCAGATGCCGGACGTTACCTGCCACACCCTCAGAATGTTATCCAGCGCACCATAACCACCGCCAATATGCTGAAAGCGCGGCATCTGCTGCTTTGTCCACGGCTGATCTGGTAAGACAAACGTCAGGCCGGTCTGAGTACCGATTTCTGCCAACACATCCGCAGGCAAGCAATGTCTCAGATTAAGCGGAGTTCGACGGTTAGCCAGCGCGGATAATTCGCGCACAGCTAACTGCCATACATCGTTATTAATCTGAGAAACGCGCTCAATAAAGCCCCAAAGCAAAGGCCGCCAGCCTGAGTCATTCAGAACAGATTCAAGCTCCACGCCCTGCCCTACAGCAGGCACAGAATTCAGTTTCGCAGTGATGATCCCCCGGCCCGGTGTTATCACCTCAAGCCTTACCATGTGATTTATGCGCTCTGCCATTTCGCCATTAATTTTTAACCGGTGGTCAATACGCATCAGGAATCAAACCCACTTAAAAAGCCTTCCACTTTCTGCAGTGCTTTATAAACAAACCCGTCTTTATCTATCGCCGAATCAGATTCGGAGCTGCCGGATACTTCTTCACCAGAAATGCTATCTGTTACCACGGCAGCAGCTCCTGCCTTACGGATTGCCTCTGCCCGTTCCGCAGTACTCAAATATTCAGAGAATGAAAAGGTAACAGCCCACGCCAGCAAATCCGGAACCTTCCGCGCATCCAGATCGCCATCAAAAATAACGCGGGTAATATCGGCTGCGTCTGCGGTTTCATCCACGATGGTATACACCGCTCTGCTGCCGTCATCTTCCAGCGCTTCGGCTAATTTAATCAGTTCTGTTAAATCACCAGCATATTTAAAACCAATCCGGCCACTAACACTAATCTGTTTTGCCTTTGTCCCTGTGTTCAGTTTCGTTGTAGCGCTGCTGTTACCGCTGGCATCCTGAGTTTTAATCGGCAGCTTCAGCGACGTGGACAAGTCCTTCAGCTTAATTTCTGTCGTCTTCCCGTCTCTTTCCAAAATCATAAGCCAACCTCTGCTTTCAACGGGGCCAAAGCATCCGCGCTGCCCATATAAGCGAATAAGACGCACAGCGGCGCTTCAGGAGAGGGAACAGTCACAGATTCAAGCTGTGCCGGAATATCACCGGCTAAATACAGCGCCCAATCAACAGGGCCACCATGTGCAGCCATCGCTACGGCCTGTTCCTGATGTCTGCTGCTTCTTTCTGACAAAAAGCCCTGCAGTATCGCAACCGGGTCAGTATCTCCCGCCACAGATTCCCCCAATGACACAACCATGCTGGCATCATTCAACTGATTACCTGGTCCAGTCATCTGACCATTGGTTTCACATGCCAGATTCACAGCATTCTGATTGATAAATATTTTTTGCTTATCGTGATTAATCAGCGCTTCAGCATGTCGCAATGCCTGTAATAACGGTACAGAAGGGACTGCAGAATTCAGCGCCCGCAGACCATCAGCCAACTGCCCTGCATTGTCGGCAGGTACTAAAAATGCCAGCACTGCGTCAAAGCCCGCTGCATGGTCAGCCAGAATACTCTGCGCGGTTTCCGGCGTTAATGTTGACGCCATCGACAGCGCAGAGCGGTCAGAAATTCCGGCATTCCATGGCGTAATGCAGATAGTATCCATCGTCTGACGGTATGCGTTTAATTCTGCTCTGGCACTTATATCAATACTGCCCTGAAGGCTGCCTGATTCAGCAATATTTTCAGGCAGAACGACCGCAGAAAGCGCACCGCTCTGACTCGCTAAAGTAGCAGAATCAAAAGCCCATAACGGTGATGATCTAACAGCCGAACGCCACATAAGACACCATTAATATTTATCAGAGGTTTACCGGCATATCCGGCCAGATAATGTTTTCCGGAAATCCTGCCTGCTGCTCAATAGCCAGCAGACGTTCACGCGCGTCAGCCATTGCGGCCTTTTCTTCATCAGTTAACGCACCCCAGCGAATCGGATTCACGGCAACCTGATCAATTGCATAAACCCGGTGGTCACGCTCTGCCAACACTTCGGACATAATTTCTTCCTGACTTTTAATATAAGGCGCGACATCACCATAAGCCCCCGATACCGCAGCCTGAAAAATTAAAATTCCGTGTGATTCCGTATCGGTTGGTGAAGCGGTGAACGGAATCCAGCCATGAACAGGGTGGTTTACCTCAATATCAATACTGCCATTAGCGTTGTATTTTGGGTTTTTACATAAAGCATTCATTAATCAATCCTCACAAATAACGTCGATGCATAACGCGACCCACCCATAGCCGAACAGCTTCCTCTTGCCTGCCATGTGCCAGATAGTTGCCCACCGGCCCCGACACCGGCTTGGTTTTGATCACCGCTTAAAAAAACGGAAACCCCTGATGTATACAGACTGGCACCGGAATAATTTGCGCCATAAGTAATAGAAGCCGAGTTTACAGTGGCGTGCCTGGCGTAAACATGCGCGCCCTTTGAACCGGCAGAGATTCCGGCAATGGCAGCTCCTGCAACACCAGGGTAAATAGATGAGATTCTCATAGCGCTATGGTTATGTGAGTCATCCACTACAACGGCAGTAATAGACACATTTGAACCGCCATCAAATGATGCACTTCCACTTACATCGCCGGTTAATGCAATGTTGCGCGGTGTCTCCAGTTTCGTGGCCGTTGCTGCATTTCCCGTAGTGTTCTGGTTACCTGGAGCATTAACACCCGGCAAATTAATATTGGCGGAGCCATCAAACAGCACGCCGCCAATAGTCCGCGCTGTCGCCAGTTTTGTGGCTGTCGCTGCATTGCCCGTGGTGTTCTGATTACCCTGCGTATTTACACCTGGCAGATTAATACTGGTCGAGCCATCAAACGCCACACCACCAATGGTGCGCGCTGTTGCAAGTTTTGTGGCCGTTGCTGCATTACCGGTGGTGCTCTGATTGCCAGGCTTATTAACACCTGGCAGATCAATACTGGCGGAACCATCAAACGCCACACCGCCAATGTTTCGCGCTGTCGCCAGTTTTGTGGCAGTTGCTGCGTTACCGTTCAAAGCCGCCGTAATGGTTCCCGCGCTGAAGTTTCCGTTCGCATCACGCTTAACAATTTTACCGGCTGAGTTTGTACTTTTAGCCGCAGCCCCCAGAGTGGCCGGCGTAATTCCTTTTTCTGCATTCTCGTAGGCCAGTGCTTCAGCAGCAGATGCAAGCAGCATTAATCCCCTGCTGTTCTCAGTTGCCATAGAAAGCCGTGAAAGGCTGTCAACAACAACTCCACGCTGATCGACGATATTAGACGTTGAATTAATCACCCCCACTTTTACCAAAGAGTGGGTCATATCGCCGTCCATATAATCAGGTAACAGGGCGCCATCATTCAGAATCACGTCACATACGTTTTCAATTCCTGCCATCGTTCGCTGCTGATACACATCCAGCCAAACAGTTTTCGGCAGTGTGCCTGTTGTCACGACCAGCTCTTCAGACAGCACGGTTTCAAGGCCGCCTACCACGGCAGCCCCTGCTGAAATCCGATAAGCGCCCGCCGAATACACAACCTTAAACGCATTGCCTTCAAACGCTGCATTACCGAACACAGCCTTCATCGCATTGCGCTGAATATCATCCATTGAGCGCAGCCGCCCGGTGTAATCAATCTGCCAGCTTTCAGCCGCTATCGTAATACCAGTAACATCAGCAGCACCGTTAAACTCAATCGCAAAGTTTTTAGTCAGCACGTTACCGATACTGTCACCAACGGTTGCACGCTTTTCCTGATCCGGCAGATAAGCAATTGCAACCAGCGTGTCATCTGCAGACGCATAAAGCCCCATCCAGTTAAATGTCCAGGTACCCAGCGACGAGGGCATAGTGACCGAATAAACAACGGAATTTTCATTCACGTTTGCAGCACTCGTAACCGGCAGAGTATCCAGCAGCACCGGCATTCCTTCCGCCCTGTCCGGTATTGCGGTGTGATCCAGACCCGGAATATAAGCAAATACCACCGAATCAATATTCAGTGCTTCAGCAGCCTGAATTTTATTCCTGATCAGGGTTTCCCCTGCATGTGTAATAACAGCCATGGTTAAAGCTCCAGTCTTGCCGTCATGTTATCGGTGAAGTGTTCAACGCTTGCGGACAGAATGTTTAAGTCCATATTGGCCACAGTTGTATATTCATAACGGCGGCAAGTGCGGCCATACTTTTCAACAATGATTTTCAGAAGTTCCGGCTTTTCTGAAATGACGCTTTCCGTCACGTTAATCCGGACAATATCCCAGTTTTCCGCGTTTTCCCGTTCGTTGATCTCGATATACCCAAGCCCAAGCCGGGCCCAGATTCGTTCTAACCCTGCCTTAGTTCCGGCATCCTTCGCATTTGCGTAAGCCGTTTTTACCCGTAACCGGTACAGGCTCTCTGGCTCGCCGCTATACCGCTGAACATCACGCTCATAGGCCAGCAGATCGACCATAAACAAAGGCGCATTTTCCGGATCAAGTGCTTTAAGAGGCCACGCAAGCCATTCCCTGCACTGCTGCCACCACTCATCCAGAAAGCTGGCGAACCCCTGCGCATCTGCTTTTTCTTTGGTTCCTTTCTGCCAGAACACCAGGCTGATTTTATTCATCAGGCTGCATCCTCAGTAATGGAAACCGCCAGCGTTTGCAGGCGCGGTATATTTGCTTCGCTGACAATATCGCCGATATTAAATTCAACAGACGTTAAGACCGGAATCCGTTCCATAATTTCCGAAGCCAGCTTTGACATAGAAAAGCGCTTGTAATACCAGGTCTTTTCAACTTCATAAGCAGAATTCTGACGAAATGCACAGCGTATAATCTGTTCAGCCGTATCTGCAGCAGCCGTCATATCAGCAGCGCTGGTACCCGCCATAGCATAAAGAGCGGCCACAATATTGTGCTGCGTCTCCGGAAATGGTTTAACGCGAAGGTCATCACCCAGACCGTGATAGCCCTGATCAGTAATATACGCATTCACTTTATCCAGGTATTCGCTGTTCGAAACGCCATCATCAAAAACCACCAGAGCATCAGCACTGCCTGCCCCCCGTGGTGCGGTGTTGTACTCGATATAAATCTTGCTGTAATCAATGCCGATCTGTTCGGCAATGATCGACTTATAAACCGCTGTTACATGCCAGTCAGAAACCGACGGGAATCGCGCCCTGATCCGCTCGCGGTAATCGTCGTCCTCTTCATCGTCCGTTCCTGGTGTTGTAATCCAGTTCTCTGTATTCGTTACACTGGTTATTCCGGTGATAGGGGTAACAAGAGACGTGAAGTAACCCGCTGCAAGATTGTATTCAGATCCGGGATTTTCAGCTTTAACCGGAACATCAATGCTTAAATCTGAACTGGTAAAAATACCTTCTTCCGTCGTAATAACCCGGTAAACCCTGCCGTTAATCGCGGCTGTTTTAATCACAGTACCGGCTTTAACCGACAAACTGGATCCGGTGCTATCGCGGTTAAACTGAATAACCCCTTTCAGTGCCTTTTTCTTTTTCTTCTCTACATTACGGCTCCATCCGATCATCTCCAGATAGACGCCAGCAGCTGTTTTCAAAAACAGATTCGGCATCACACCAGTAATCACAAAGGCAATAAGCGTTTGAAACGGATAAACAGCCACCGACCGCAAGAACTTCCAGAACGGTGAAAACTTGCTGTCATTGTTAAACTTCAGACCGGCAGCATCAGCCTTACTCTGAAATTCGGCCTCTATATCAGCCGTTGTCACTGGCAGCCCGGCATCCTTTGCCTGATCATAAAAATACTGCTGCGTGCTATCGAGAGACGCCCGTTCAATATCAGCCATCAGTTTGCCCCTATCGTAATCAGCCCGAACTCTGTTTCGGCAGTAATTACCAGATAAATTTCTTTCGTACTGCTCAATGTCTCAGATACTGAACTGGTGCCGGGTGTTACCCGGCTGTCATTCTCTACGACTGTGCGCAGCTTCTTGCGAATCATCGCCCGGCGCTGTTGATTTCGTTCACCGATCAAGTCAGACATCAACCCACTTTCACGGATAGCGTGATTAATATCTTGTGCAATAACATCACGATCCGTTATCAGTAGTGGCTGTCCGGCTTCATCCGTTGCTATGTCATCGTTTTCAATCAGCAAGTCAATATAAGTACTCATATCAACCCGCCCCTAACAGTGAATAGGCTTCCAGCTGCTCAGGGGTTGGCATCTGATCCACGTTGAAAGTAACCCCGCCAAAGTAATTACTTTTAGACCCATCACTGCCTTTCAGCATCTGAGTAACACTTTCCCTGGCTGTTGGGCCACTTACCTGGGCTTTATTCATACCCAGTGTTTCGATTTGTGGAATATCGTCTTTCCATGACGACATATCCGGCATATCTGGTTTATTAACCTTAAAATTCTGAGTGGCTGACAGCTCAATTTCATTAAACCCGAACAGCTCTTTTGCCCACTCCCAAGCCTGACCCAGTTTTTCAAAAACTTTGTCAAGGAATGCCATCAGCGCCTGTCCCCACTTAGTGCTGTTAAGCAGGTTCTTCAGCTTGTCCCACCATCCAAAATATTCGCCCAGCTTATAAATTCCGTAGGCAATGGCTGCGATTAAAATCCCGACCGGGCTTGTGATAAAAATCATCGCGGCTCTGACTGCTTTCAGAATAAAGTTCAGAACCATCATCGCCTTTGAAAATGCAAACACAGCGACAGAGCCCAACTTAAAGAGTGTGGCCATAATGATGTGCTGCAAGCTGTAACCCTTAACCGCCCACATAGCAGCCATGACCACTGCCCGGAAAGGTAAAAGCAGCATTCCGAACCCTGCAAGCGCAGCCCGCCCGATACCAAATATCACCGACATAAGACCAACCGCACCACCCAGCAGGATAATTCCCAGTGCAAGCAGGCCCACCCACTTGGTCAGGTGCGGGAATTCCCTTGTCCATGCCATTACCACGGTCAGGCCGCTTGTCATGCTGCTCAGCACGTCATTAATGGTTGGCAATAGCGTTGTGCCAAAAGCAATCCGCAGCCCTTCTGTAACCGCCCTGAACTGCTCCCACGGGTCAACCATCGCTTTGGCCATATCGCGGGCATTGTCCATGCCCTTAATGCGGCCCAGCTTGGTAATGCTGGCGCTCAGGCCGTCAGTCTGCTTCATCAGCAGATTAATCAGGCCAACAGCTTCTTCACTGCCGAACGCCTCTTTCAGCTGCTTGCTTTCCGCAACTTCCAGCGTGTCACCGAACCGGCCCTTCAGCTTGTTCAGAATATCCAGCATCGGCAGCATTCGGCCCTGGCTGTCAGTGAAGCTCATACCCAGTTTATCCTGGGCATTGGCAACACCGGCAAGAAACGCTTTGTACTTTGTCCCCGCTTCGCTGCCGCTCATGGTGGACTGCAGCGTTCCGAGAATGGCCATCTGCTCAGACAGACCGATACCTGCAGCGGTCGCATTCGCCCCAACCGAAGTAAAGGCGCTGCTCATTTCTTGCCCCGTGGTTTTAAACATCTGCACAGCAGCTGCGGTCTGGCCGGTCAGCTGCTCCACCCACTTGGCTTTTCCCATTGCTTCAGCCTGGTCAGAGAAAATGCCATACATGGTGCCCATGTAATTGGTAATCGTGCCGGCGTCTGCCTTCGTGCCTTTAGCCAGCACGTTGCTGGCTTCAGTGAACTTTGCCAGTTCGCCATTTCGTAACCCGGCAATAGCCGATTGAATGTCATACGATGAACGCACAAACTCAGCCGCGCTTTCACCGTAAGCCACCGAGAAATTCAGCGCTTCGTCCTGCAGTTTTTTCAACTCGCCTTCTGCAACATTCAGACTGCGAACTTCGCCGACCGCTTCCTGCATGTCATACACTGGCTGCATCAGGGTTTTAACACCCAGAAATGACGCACCCAGACCAATGGCCCCTCCCCGAATAGAATCAAACCCGGCATTGGCATTGTTCTTAATGCCTGTCAGATTTTTATTAATTCCCTTCAGTGGTGCGCTGACCATATCGGTCATGCCTACTACAAACTGAAGTTTTTCCAGAGCTGAAACACTCATTCTTTAAATGCCTTGGCGATTCCGTTATTAACTGCGTTACTCATGTTTTCCAGCAGATCGCCATAGAGCCACACAGCATCAGCAAGGGTCTGCTCACTGGGGTTTTCATCCTTAAAAAACAGTCTGGCTAATACCAGCGCCTGCCCCAGTGAATTTTCTTTCAGCCGCTCTGCTGCGCGGCTTATGCCTTTACGGTGATCTGCACTTTTGGCCGGAACTCGGTCATCAGGTGGCCAGCAATATCAGTGGCCAGTCCCTGGTCTAACCAGACCATCAGCTTTTCTTTGTCTTCCGGATGAACCGTTGCAATCGCAAAGTTAAAACTCGGCGCTACTTTGTTGCTTTCAGTCATCGAGTTCAGGCAGTTGTTATATGCCGACAGGCTTACGTTAAAGCGCAGTTCGTCTTCACCAATGGTCAGCCCAATTTTTTTACCGGTTTCTTCAGACATGTTCTTACTCCACAGTTAATTATTTAAGTGCTTCTTTGACGCCCATTACCAACACAGACGCAAGTCCTGTCAGCGCAATGGTGATCAAAGATGAGCGGATAAAACCGCCAATTTTTTCTGACGTTTCGCGCTGCTGGCGCATATAAGCGAAATCTTTCTGAACCGTCAGCGGGTCAGACGCATCCAGACCCAACCGAAGCAAGATATTTTCGGTTCCTTCCTCGGCCGCTTCGCGCACCAGCCTTTGCAATTCTGCTGGGTCCATAGCCAGTCCTTATTCCAGCGCTTTTTTCAGCCCGTCTTTCAGCAGCTGGGCTTTAAAGTCGGCCACGGTTTCTTTAGTCAGACGGTTGGTGCTCATCGAAGCCAGCTTTTCCAGCAGGCTGACAGCAATGCGGGTAAATAACCGTTCAATAATAATCGGCCAAGCAATACGGCCCAGCACAGCAGCCAGCACATCAAGCACCAGTTTCCAGCTCAGGCCTGTACTTCCCGCCAGCACGGCCAAAAGTGCTTTAATCGCTTTCATGTTCATCACCCCACACATGCTGCTTAAATGCTTTCAGATATTGCTCTGCCGTGGCGGCACCGGCTTCTGTGTTCCAGTATTTCTTTGCATATTCAGCCAGACCCTGCAGGTCATCTGCATCCGGTAAGGGTTCCGGTACCGTGTACAGATAAACCCGCGCCATGCCCGCAGCCAGAATCAAATCCGTTACCAGTCGGCTGGCCGGGCAATTCATTGGCACAGACATAAATCGTCCTGTCCGTGCTAGGTAATCACGGCAAAATTCATAGGTTGCCGGTTCCATCTGGAACAGCCCCAGCGCTGGGCCACCTTTCTGACGGCAATACATAAAGCCGCCGCTTTCATGTGCAGCAATCATCAGCAACAGACGAACCGCCGCTTCAGAATCTGGCAAATTAAAGCGGGTCAGGGCCGCTTCAATCGTGGTGCGCAAACTCAGCGCAATCTGTTGAACGCTTACAGACATACTTTCCCCTTAAAATCAGAACAGTTCGAATTCAGAACCTGGTACATAAGGCGTGCCGTTAATCCAGACAAAATCCGGACTGGTCACGTCATACGGCAATTTCACTTTGCTTTTATCAGTGCTGTTCGGGTCAATACTCAGAACCTCACTGATACGCAACTTGCAGCCATGGGCGCGAACGTGCATCAACTCGTCACCGCGTGAACTTTCACCACTGGCATAAGCATCAATCGGAAAAGTAGGAATATTCCGCCACGATCCTGCAGCGCGGGCAGCAGCCGAAAGAATCATAAAATTGGCAATGTCCAATTCGATTTCACCGCTTGCGGCCACATCACCGGCCAGCGTGCCATCCGGCACACCCTTGTTTTTTGCCGTTGTGCTGTTGTCTTCAATCGACAAGTTGAACGACTCCACATGAAGCATTAAGCCCATGACCCGGATATCAAACGATTTGCCATTAATACGGTTTGTGCTCATGCCTTAGCTCTCCAGTCGTGTCAGGTCGAGGCTGATGTATACAGTGATTTTTTTCGGGCTGTTTTTCGGTGCCGCCTGCATAGCCACCTGCACTTCTTTTGTGTTCGGCCAACTGATTGCAATATCGCCATCAGCCGGTGTCTGCACCATGCCCGCAGTGGGTTCACCGGCCAGCGTTACGCTTTTTGCTGCATCCTGCAGTGGCTGCATAAAGTAGCTTTCGTGGTAAGCAATACTCGATTCACTGGCGTTAAGCGTGCGATCTGCCACTTTGTTAATTGCCAGCAGGCGCACACGCCGGGTTGCGTAATCAATAACGCGGCGGTTTTCGTAAACAGAAAAATCACCGTCACTGGCATCCAGGCTGATGTGATCTGCCCAGTAAATGCCGTCTTTACCGTTGTACCACCACGGCACACTGAAGCGCGCACCAGCCAGTTCTTTCAGATGTTCAAGGTTTAAAGCCACCCCGGTGTTATCTTTTGGCGCATTACCCAGCGACTGAACAGCGCCGGTTTTAACCCGCATAGGGCTGTCAGCAATCGAAACGCTTTCGCTCATCAGGCGGCCAATAACCACACCCAGATTATTGCCGTGCAGCTGCGGTACCAGATGAACACGGTCATACACACCATTGCCGCTAATGGCCTTCGTCGCTGCAATGTATTCAGACCAGCTCTGATCAGCGATACCCGCCACCGCCGCATGAATCGTGATGTATTTACTAAGCGCATTAATGGCCAAGAGACAGGAATTCTGAATGTCGTCCAAATCGTCTGCTGTTACCGGGTCTGTTACGACAACCATCTCCGGACTAATATTGTTTGGCGGCTCCAGCGCAAATTGAACTGCCGTGAATGGGTTTTCATACGGCGTTCCGGTTTCACCGTCCCCCAGCACCGAATACAGCGGCACAACCCAGGCAGTAAAATTAGGGCCAGCATTATTGCGGGCGGCATTAATCTGGTCTTTCAGATTGCTGTCAGCCGCGCCAAGAATGTCATCAAGGTTTGTACTTGCCCCGATGGAGTGCAGTGTACCGCTTACGGTACTGGTGACTGCGCTGTCTGCATTTTCGTCATTCAGGCCGACAAAAATCGCCGTGCGCTCCACGTCACTGGTTCCGCCCTGGCTGTTATTTTGTTGGTTAATAGAAACAACTGGATATGCCATGATTCAGGCTCCTTTAAGCGGCACGTTTTACGTCCGTCAAAATGTTTTTAATTAATCTGTCTGATAGTTCGTTCACATCAGCTTTACGCAGACCGAAGAATGGCCGCGCTTTTACCGTTACCGGCCATGACGCTTTGGTTTTCTTATCCAGCAATATCCGAAGAACCAAAGCAGCTTTTCCAAGCGTCATGTTTTCCATGATCCACTTACTACTAACCCGGCGGCTTTTCGTCTGGCCTTTCTTAACGCCGGATTTATATTTACCCGTCGGTCGTCTAAACCCGGCTTGCAGCAAGGCTTTGGCCTGCGCTTTTGTAGCCGGTGAGTCATAGTCCGGAACACCGCGAATCTTTTTCATTTTTCCGGCGGTCAGTGTTTCTGTGTGGCCTTCCTGCTGCGCCCTGGCTATCTTCCCGCTCAGGCTATTAGGCCATGTGACCTTTCCGCTATTTGGCCCGACATAGGCTTTCAGGTTTTTAGCTTTCGCCACATTTTTCAGCAGCGGCTTTTTTCTCTTCTGGTTTACACGCGGTGCGAATGCTTCACCGGTTACTGTCCGCTGTGCTTTTGTATTCGCTCTGGCCTCACGGATAACCAGGCGCGTCACTTCACGGTGAAACTTCTTCCGCTTTGCCGCTGGCATTGCCAGAGCCTGCAGCTGCTTCATCAGCTTCATCTCGCCCTGCATCCGGGTTGTAATCACAGCTTTATGCTCCCGGTCACCGTCACACTTTCAGCAACATTCAGCACATGGTCACCAAAGCTGTACTTCTGCCCTCTGATAACAATCGGGCCTTCGTCATCCCGCGTTAAATAAATCGGGTCGCGTACTTCCAGTGTCATTTCAACGTCAAGTTTCTGGCCGGTCAGTACCGTTGTCACAATGTCCGGCGCGTCAAGGTCGCTGCGGTATTCCAGTGCGGTTACCCACTGATGCAGCAGCACCAGTAAAATGCCGCCACGGTCGGCGTGCATATTCTCGATCTGCAGCACCACCTGATAACGGTAATCGGCATAGTGCAGGCCGTTGTCATCTTCTTTGTTGCTACCTGCCTCCAGCTTTCCCGACTCCATAAACACATCAAAGCTGTTAAGCGATACGTTCAGAACTTTGCGGTACTGATAAATCAGCTCATTCAGTGAATTAAGGGTTTTCATATCAGATAAACCCCGGTTGCACTTACGCCCTGAATTTCAGCAATCGCACCTGTAGCCTGGGCAAAATAATGGGTCGCAAGCTCGTCACCCGTGCGTGCTGAGTTTTCTGCATCAACACGTCGCCCGGTGGTAATGCTGTCGGTAATCAGCTGTGCTTTTGCATCGCTGTAAACTGCCTGCAGGTACAGCGCCACAACAACCGATAATTCCGCCACGGTTGAACTATCTGCATTTTCTAAACTTACCGCGCCGCTGCTCTCCACCTGGTGACGAAAGCTGTTCAGGCGCCGGTTAGTACGCGCGGCGGCAATAACCAGCGCGTTTTTAATCATGGCATTGGGCAAGTCATCATCTATCGCGTACTGCTCGCAAAAATCCGCCTGATTTAGTGCAGGCCAAAAAGCCCCGTTCGGAATGTCACTGTTATCCCGTACCAGTTGCGCTTTTGGGGCAAAGCTGTAATCACTCATCATCTGGCCTGCTGTTAACTGCCCGGTTTAAATAGGTAGGCGGCTTACTTAACCCTTTCAGACAGGCCTCTGCCTGAGCTGCTGAAGGTTAAGGGCCACCCTGTGGTGCAGGAGTCGTTATTCGGTGTCAGCTTCCTTGCTATCGTTGTCCACACTGGGCAGGGGAATCCCCTGCTTTTCCAGTTCTTTAACCACCTGTTTTTTCAGCGTGGTTACTTTCGCCGGATGCTTCGGCGTGCTCAGTAAGTCGGCCTTGGTCAGTTGCACAAATGCGGCTTCCCATTCGCCGTTATCCGTTGCCAGCTGTCCGGCCAGCTTGTGGTATTTCATTTTTACGGCTTGCGGTACCGGCCAATCCGTAATCAGTGCAGCAATTTCAGAAAATAGCGGTTCCGGGCTATGTGATAACTTCACTTGCTGTTGTGCCCACTGCATGACCGCATCAGCAATAAATGTTGCGATATTTTTTGTAGTAAAGCGTGGCGGCAAGCGCTGGCCCTCCTCTACGCATTGCAGTGCCAACTCTTTAAACAGCACAGCATTGCCCGCTGCGTGACCGGCTACCAGAAGGTCAAAACACCAGATCATCATTTCCACAAGAATCGGGTTTGCGTACACATCGCCCTGCGCTTTGTAGGTTTCGACGTGTTCCATATAAATGGCAAAACGCTCAGCTTTAATTGCCGCTTTTTCTTCCAGTGACTTACCAGATAACAACACCAGATCCTGTTCCAGATTCATGCAAAGCATTTCAAAGCCTGTCGCTGTCGTGGTCAGTTCGTTAACGGCTTCTGCGTCAGCAGATTCAATTGCAGCGCGTGTCTTCGCCTGCTCACGTTCTTTACGTTTACGTTCTGCCCAAAGGCGTGCTGGTGTAGTCATGGTGGTTATCCTGTGTATTTTCTTTTGTGCATTTAATAGCCACGATTAAGTGGCTATTCCGTTATCAAGTCGTGCGAAAAACCGTGTCCGGGGTCTTTTCGTTAACGATAACTACAGATGCAGGCTCAAACGCTGCAATTGCAAAACGATCACCGATTGCATAGGCATCGTTCGAACTGATCCAGTCGTTAATGCGGTTACGTTTCGGCTCGTCTTGATTCTGGCGACGGGTGCGGTCTTCCTGGTAATACAGGTGCAGGTTTTTCAGGTCGGTTACCACCAGGCCGTTATCCGGAAAGTTCGGCACCTGCACGGCTTTCAGACCGCCATAGGTTGCAGACAGAGTGGTGATACCCAGTTTCTTTTCAGAAGGTTTGCCCGCATGTTCAGTCAGGGTCTTTCCGATGTCAGCTGCCACCAGAGCGGCACCAACAATCACAACTTCATCACCGGTACGACGCTCGACAGGAATCATCTGGTACAGGTCATACGCTGCTGCATCCAGATTCTGGTAATCCTCGTTAAATGAACTTTGACCGATAAAAATTTTCCCCATACCAGGGTGCTTACCTTCACCAATAATATTTTCTGGTACCTGGTCACGCATGACCTGCAGCCAGCCTTTATTCACATCCTGACCCAGCGGATAGGTTGCTTTATTGGTTGTCGCCGCCGCATGAGTACCGTGCCAGCCAATGGTGATACGGGTCAGCGCAATGGCTTTAAACACTGCCTTCATATAACGGCTGTAAAAGTCTTTGTAGCGGGCCCAAATATCCAAAGTCGGATATTTGATGTACACATCAAAGTCTGTCTGTGCCACTTCCCAGGTGGTGCCATCCGGTGCGCCCAGTTCGGTACCAGAACGCTCACCAGAGCCACTGGTATCGGTACGGCCACCAATCATGCCAACGGCGGCCATATCCAACGCCTGGCCTTTCATATCAACAACCGGGTGCATGCTGATCATTGTCAAGAATTCGGACGACGCCTGAACACTGTCGTTCAGCTTTGTTTCAATCGGCTCCGAAACTGCAAACTGTTCACCTGCAACCACGCCGCTGGCTGCAACGGAATTTGCCACGGCAATGGCGAACAGCAGTTTTTTAAATTTAGTTTTGGTTTCATTACGCATATCGGTTTCCCTTTTCTTTCAGCTGTTCAGCCTTGCTTGCGTTCAGTGGTTTTTTAAATCAGCAGATACAAGAAGTATCTTCGTCTTCAGATGGGCCAGTTAAATCAGTGAACTGAGTGTTATTGCCCGGTGTTTTTTTCAGCTCTGCGAACTGCTCTTCAAGTTTATTCTGGCCTTCCTGGATGGCTTTCAGAGTTTTAGCGACTTCAGCAGCACTGAATTGTTTATCGTCGCCATCATCTCCAGCCGGTGGCGTTGCCGGTTCCGGTTCTTTTTTCAGTTCGGCAATGGCTGCGGTGAATTTTTCGCCCTGGGCTTCAATGGCTGAAGTAAAGGCGGTGGTCAGTTGTTTCAGTTGTTCATGTGTCATAGCGTCTTCGTCCTGTTCAGGTTCTTGTGTCTGTTGAATGGGTGAGTGGGTGCTGAAGCGGTCCATCAGACTACGCAAACCACCCATAAAGCTGGTGAACTTATCGCCCTGGCTATCCTGCACGGTAAATTCCAGCGGCTTAGGTTCGGTGAACAGCGGCTTTTCACCATTAGGCAGCGCGCTGAATTTCATCATGTCGGTGCCAATGCTTGATGGTTTATCGGTAACCGCAAGACGGAATAAATACCACTTACCTTCCACTTCTTTCGGCCAGATGCTGAACCAGAGTCGCTGCCCCATCCGGTTCATTTCCATCAGCCGGAAATTAGCGTTCAGTTTTCCTTCCAGTGACACCCGCCCAACTTTTTCACCCAATCGAACTTCAGCAACATGGCCATAGGCTCCGAAGTAATCCAGCTCATGGTCAGCATCAATAACGGCGGTGTAATAATTCGGGTCATAGCGTTCCGCCATGTCGCGCAGCCATTGCTCTTCAATTACGCGGCCGTCTACGGTTTCGCCTGCTGTTGCTAACGTGAACCACTGATCAATTACCGGCATTGCATATCCCCGCCCTTTATCGTTTTCGCTTCTGCGTTCGGCTTATTGCCTTTCGAGATGTGCAGACTAGCCATTTAAAACGCGGTTTTTTAGCAGCAAAAATTCGCTATTTTTCTATTTGCGTATATCCAGAAGCCTTTAAAAATATTCGCCGCGTTTTTATATCTCCGGGTTTATACACTGCAGAAAATCACCGCATTAACCGGCACAGAATTCTGCAGATATGGCGAAACGATATTCAGACGACATCAAAGCGCTGGCGCGCACCCTGTTTATAAAGCGGGTAACGGTTCCGGATATTGCGCGGGAAACCGGCGTCCCCCGCCGCACACTTTATGACTGGATTGAAAAAGACGGCTGGCACGATTTGGTAAAGACAGACGACATTGAAGAAGCCTATAACCGCCGCATCCTGACCATATTGAACAGCAAAGACACGTTAAGCCCAGCCCAGCTGAATGAAATTGAGCGGCTGCAGACGCTGCTGGCCAAGCACCAGAAAATTCAGGGCCGCATTGCAGCAGTAACCCTGCCCGGCGACCCTGACCCTATCCAGATGCAGGCACACCACCTGCAGGGCAATCTGCCGCTTGATGCTGACCACCAGGCAGCAGTCAAGGCACAGCACAATGCTGAAGTGACAGGCGGCCGTAAAAAGAAAAGGCAGAAGAACGACTTCAGCGGCATCAGCCGTGATGAGATTTTGGAAAAGCTGAAAAGCAAGCTGTTCCCGTACCAGTTGGCAGAATTTCAGAAGCTGCTTAACGACCCTGATAACGAAAAATTCCGCCGCCGCTTTTATTTAAAATCGCGGCAGATCGGATGGACGTTTTACTGTTCGGCCGAAGCGTTCGCGCTTGCACTTCTGGAAGGCCGCAACAAAGCCTTTTTGTCAGCCAGTAAAAATCAGTCACGCCTGTTTAAGCGCTATATTTTGGCGTTCGCAATGGAATGGTTCGGCGTTGAAGTAAAAGGCGGTGATGAAGTTACCATCCACACCGACCACGGCCCGGTGACGTTCTGGTTTTTATCCACCAATAGCAGCACAGCTCAGGGGCCATCCGGTGATGTGTATCTGGATGAAGTGTTCTGGATTCGGGACTTTGAAAAGCTGAATAAGCTGGCCGGTGCCATTGCATCGCACAAGCATTACCGCAAAACGTATTTTTCAACGCCGTCCGTTAAATCGCACGACGCCTATGCACTATGGAGCGGCGAGGAATATCAGAAGGTACAAGAAAAACGGCCGCACCTGCCAACCTTTGAAATGCCGACCAAAAAACAATTACAGCTTGGTCATGCGGCAAATGATGGTATGTACCGCAAAGTCATCACCATTCACGATGCTATGGCCGGTGGCTGTAATCTTTTCCGCCTGTCTGATTTAGAAATTGAGAACGTGCCGGAAGTCTTCCGGCAGCTGTATGAATGCGAATTCATCGACGACCAGAACAGCGCCTTTATTCTTAACCAGCTTCTGGGCTGCGCCGCCAATGATGACCGCTGGCACGGCTTCAAGCCCGGTGCTGCACGCCCCTATGGCAACCGTCCGGTGGCCATTGGTTACGATCCCAGCCGGACCCGCGACTGGGCCGAAGTGGTTGTGCTGGCGATACCGACAACAGCCGGTGGCCGCTTCACGCTGCTGGAACGCATCAGCATGAAAAACGAAAACTGGCAGTTCCAGGCGCAGAGCATTAAGGAGCTGTGCGACCGCTATAACGTGGTGTTTATCGGCATTGACTGCACCGGCCCCGGTAACGGCGTTTTTGAACAAGTGCAGAACTTCTACCCGGCTGCGACGCCGATCCACTACAGCGTGGACGCAAAAACCCGTCTGGTGCTGAAAGCCCAGGCAGTTATTTCAAAAGACCGCATCCGCTGGTCAGCCGACTATGTAGACATTCCGATGGCGTTTATGGCCATCCGCCGTCAGGCCACTGGCAGCGGCATCAGCTATGTGGCCGCCCGTGACAGCAAGATAGGCCACGCCGATGTGGCATGGGCAATCATGCACGCACTGCAGGTTGAAGACCTGACCGCCGACACCCCAAACGACAAGAAAACCACCGTTATCATCAGTGAGGCCGCGTAATGAGCAAGCGCCGTAAATCAGCACGACAAACCGCACAACAGCCCGTAAAACATCAGCACACGGCAGAGGCGGCGGCCGGTGCCGTTGGGTTTTCGTTCGGCGATCCGGAACCCGTGGTAAACGGTCTGGCCGACATTCTGGGCGTCTATTACTACGAAGACGCCGATTATTACACCCCGCCCCTGCTACCTAGCGGGTTAGATACTTTGGCGCGTAAAAACGGCATTCATCGCCGCTGTATTAACTTCAAAGTGCAGCAGGCCAGCATCTGCTATCAGCCGCAGACAAACGGCATGCCGAAACGCGATTTCGCCCGCTGTGCGCGTGATCTTCAGACCTTCGGTTACTTCTTTTTTCAGGAAATCCGCGGCGTACTCGGCAATACACTGGGCTATCGCCATGTACCGGCGCTGAATATGCGTGTGCGCCCGAAAGGCCAGTATCTGATGCTGGTTAACGGTTCATTAGGCCAAATTGAATTTTCACCTGGTGAAATTCACATGGGGCTGCAGTACGACACCGGCCAGTGCATCTACGGCGTGCCAGATTGGATTGGCGGACTGCAGGACGTATTTTTAAGCAGCGAAAGCACCCTGTTCCGCCGCCGCTATTTTCTGAACGGCTCGCACATGGGGTACATCCTGTACACCACCGACAAGAACATGGACAAAGACCTGGAAAAGAAAATTGCAGAAGCCGTGAAACAGAGCAAAGGCCCCGGCAATTTCCGCAGCATGTACCTAAATATTCCGGGTGGTGATAAAGACGCGGTGAAGCTGATCCCGGTTGGCGATATTGGCCAGAAAGACGAATTCAACACCATCAAAACGATCAGCAAAAACGAAATTCTGATCGCCCACGGAATGCAACCGGCACTGGCCGGCATGGCACCGGACAATGCCGGCGGCTTTGGTGACATTGAAAAGATTCAGCGGTTCTACCGCCAGAATGAAGTCCGCGCCCAGGTAGAGCCCTTTATGGAAATGAACGACATTCTGGGGCGCCGTGTGTTTGATTTTGACTTTGACACCGGAGTTGACATTCAGTGATCCCGAACGAAAAGCCCGTGAATGCTGATATTTTGCACAGTCGTGGTTATAATTTGTCGCGTGCTCTTATTGAGCCGCGCCAGCTAATCACCGAGGTTTCCGCCATGCGTATCAAATGCCCTGACTGCCAGCAGAAGGCCACCGTCTACAGCCGCGCCAATACCTCCGATGATATGAACTCTGTTTATGCCCGCTGCACCAATCGCCAGTGTGAAAAGTTCGACCATTCTTTTGTCTGCCATGTAGCATTCAGCCACTGGATAAATCCGAAAGAAGCCGCCCTTCAACTAACGTTTGAAATGCTCTTTGACCAGCTGCCCCACGCTAACCGTGCAGAGCTTGTGCAGCAGCTGGCCGCCCGTGTTTAACCCTCCCCTGTTTTTTTAACTCTCCATCGATCTCCTGATTATCTCCCTTACCTGCTCCAGTATCAGCGTTACCCCGGCCACCTCCCTGTCTGAAAGCACTAAATCCTGATTTGGTGCTTTCGCTGCAAGCAGCCCGCACAGTCCGCTGAGTATCTCTTCAGCATTATCAAGTGCTTGCACTACTGGTATTGCGTCTGACATTCGTCCTTCTCCGTGTCTTATTGTCACTGCTCACAGTGACTTGAAGTTAACTTCATTCAACAACCTGCGCCTGTGCCATACCGTGAACGCTTTTTAAGCGCCTCTCTATGTCATCAATCAAGGTACGGTTCGGCAGTCGCCTGCGTCAGTTGCGCATAGCGCGCAACATCACACAGCTGCAATTGGCAGAGGCTTGCGGGGTGTCGGTTGAATCCATCAGTAATATCGAACGCGGCAAGCATGGTCCGCGTTTAGAGCTGATTGCCGACCTGGCCACCGCCCTTTCAATTCCCATTTCTGAGCTTTTCCGGTTCGATAACTGACACTCAGCATATTATCGAAAAACTACTGTCTATTGTGCTCACCCATGAGCATGACTGACAGTTTTTGTCTACTATTCGCGCAAATTTGAGCAACCCGGTTTTTATACATGGTCACTGGTCGTGAGTGGCGGGCCATCAGGGAAGAGATACTGCGTATGAGTCAACAGCAACTGGCAGACAAAATAGGCACCAGCAGGCAGCGGGTCAGCCGTGTAGAACGCGATCTGGCTGAATACAGCTTCAGCCAGTTAAAAGCCCTGCAAGATATTGCGGGGCTTCCTCTGGCCTTTCTGCTCAACCTTGAAGATGACCCACCGCCCTGGATAAACGCCTATATGGCGCTGGATAAAGCCAAGCGCCGTCAGCTCGACGGCTTCATTCTTGCCGCCATAAAATTACTTAAATAATGTAGACTTTTATCTACACTGTAGTATTATGTCTACATCGAAACAGCAAACGGGAGGTGCCAAGTCGATGAAGAAACACCCCAACAAAGAGATCAGAGCCGCGATTGAAGTGGCGCTGGCAGCGGGTTGGGAGGTGGTGGAGCCGGGCAAGTCAGCCCACTGTTACTGCAGGCTCCGGTGCGGTACAGCAGAACACAGAGATTGTATTTTCTCTGTCTGGAGTACCCCAAAAAACCCCCAGCATCATGCTGAAATGATCTTAAAGAAAGTCAGGCGGTGCGCCCCCGAATAGGGGGCAGGCTGGCGAAGATGGGGAATTGATAGGCACTGAACGAACACACACAGGAAGAAGGATATGAACACATACGAATTTACCATCATGCTGGCCGGGGTTGATCTGGCCACCGAAGACCTGGAAGACCGCATTGTAGCGGCTGGCTGTGACGATGCCCTGCTGTGCTTCTGCGGCGAAACCCCATACCTGGAGTTTGAGCGCCAGGCGGAAAACTCAGAAATGGCTATCCGCACTGCACTGGCAGAGCTGGCCGAAGTTGGCCTGCAGGCAGCATCCATTCAGGAAGCGGGCTATGTAACGGTGACCGGTGCAGCAGCAATGGCTGACATCAAAAAAGGAACCCTTGACCACTACGCCAAAGGCCGACGCGGTGAGGGCTTCCCAGCGCCCCGCTACGGCCTGCAAACCGGAACCCCGCTGTACTGGTGGCCGGAAGTGGCTGAATGGCTGGTGAGCAACGACAAGGCACCGGCCACACTGGCCGAAACAGCGCAGGCAGCGGTTAAACTTTCTCCCGACCATGACCGGCTGTGTGCTTAACCACTAATTTCCCGGCCATAAAGTAAAAAGCCCCGGAACTTGCCGGGGCTTTTTTATTTCATTAACCAATGAATGATCGCGTCCATTAATGATGGCTCACCTCTGATTGCCGGGTTATGCCTTATAGCCGTCGATCAGTTTTTTCAGCGGGTGAATGCCTTCATCAAAAAACATCACGTCAAAGTCACCTATAGTGATTCGCTTGTACTCCACCCAATCTTCCTTTTCCAGGGGCGGTACTTTACCTGAAGTCCAAGCAGCGACACAGGCGCCTGGATCTACCGATAATTGCCAGCGTACATGCGGCACGTTCTCAACAAAAGCTCTTTGCCCGTCGGCTGGGCCACCCACAAATAAAATTTCTTCCACGCTCAATTCCTCCCGATTGCCTGACGGCATCATAACAAACATTTGATTCTTAGACTGTCACACCGGGGCCTTCGGCCCCGTTATCTGTTGCTTATACACCCAGCCGCTTCAGCAGCTTGTCCACCGCTTCCGCCGCTTCGCCGTTCTTCGCTTCGCTGGCGGTACAACGGCTGGCAATATCAAACACCTGGCGCAGTTCCAGGTGTGAACCCTGATTGTTCTGGTTTTGCACAGCCTCAACCACCAGGCCAACACGCTGGCCGGTAAATTCCTGCGCCACCTGCACCTGCTGGCCCTGATCGTTAACACCTACGCCCCAGCTGAACCCCGGCAGGCCCATCAGGTACAGCATGGCGTTAATAAAATTCGCACCGAATACCGGCGTTTGTCCATCGGCCTGCAGATACGTCAGCGACACCGTGCCGCGTTTTTCTTCATCATCCATAAAGCGCACCAGCACAGCATGGCTGCCGGTTTCGTTGCGGCGGTATTCAACGCGGGTAATGGTGGCGTGCACTTCGCCGGTTTCGGTAATAAACGGCATATCCCCCGCTTTTTCTGCGCTGGCTTCATCGAGTACAAAGGCATAACCCGCCGGCCTCATGGCTGCAGGATTCGGGGCGCTGTTGTTCATGGCGGTCTGGTGTTGGTTGAATGGCTGTTGCATGGTTTTTTCTCGCTCTGTTGATTAATCGTTTGTAATAAATTCAAGATGCTTTTTTTTCAGGAACCCGCTTTTAATGGCAGCCTCTATCATCCTGATCAATTCCGTTGTCTTACTTTCTGTCAGTGTCAGATATTCAAGCCGGGCATCTTCAAGCTTTCTGCGCAGCTTCCAGTTATCGTGCTTAAGGCATTCAATTCGCTTAATGGCAGCAGCGGCCACCTGTATGGCTTGCTGCTGATCTGTTCCTTCCGGTGTTATGTTTACCAGCTTTGCCAGCTGCATCATTTCTTGGTTCATCATGGTCAACTCGTCCTCTGCAACTGCATAAATAAAACGGCCTTGCCCATCACATTCGGCCCGCGCTTTTTTAATCGCTTTGACTCCTGTCATGGCAATAACCCGGACGGCAAAACCGCCCTGGCTGAATACCCAAAACGCCACCGGGCAAGGTGCACGCTTTGGCATATATTCCGCGAACATATCCAGCTGGTTCTCAGTCATACCGCCGCAACCATCCAGCCTTTACCACTGGCCTTTTGTTGAATAACGCCAGCAGCCAGCAACTGCTGAATCTGGTCGGTATAACTTCCGTAGTTCACGCCTGCCGCTTTCGCTTCGCGCACGGTTGGCAGTTGCCCGGTTGTGCTGATCTGATCAGCAAGCCAGTTGCCTGCTGTTTGTTCACCGGGGGCAACGCTGTTGCCTTGTTTCTGTTCGCCGTTCTGTTTTTTGTTCTGTTCTGGCTGTTCTGTTTGTTTGTTTTCGGCTGTTTTGTTCTGTGCTTTTTGTTCTGTTTTCTGTTCGCTGTTCTGGCGGCTGTTCTGTTCTTTTCTCTGTTCATTCAGCAACAGCACCGCCACGATTTGCAGCAGGTCAGCCACCACAGCAACAGCAGCCCACGCCAGCCAGCGCCAGCCGCCCAGGCGATCACCGCTTACCGTAGCCGCACTGGTCGCGGCGGCGGGCATGGTGGCCAGCTCCTGCTGCAGCGCCTGTACTTCGGTTTCAATCGCACGGCTTTCGCGCAGCAATTCGCCAGCGTTCCAGCTGTTGCCTGCACGTTCTGCTTCAGCGGCGGTGCGTTTCAGTTGCTCGGCTGTTTTTTGTTTTCCCGCAATCAGTGCGGCCGTGTTCTGGTATGCGCTGCTGTTCTGTTTTTCAGCGGTCGCCTGTACCTGATATGCGGATTCAAAATAGGCAATGGTGCTGGCCACACTCAGCAGCAATAACGGCACAACCAGCAGCCAGCAAGCTGCGGCCAGCGGTTTATTTTTCCGTCTGCTTTGCTGCTTTGCAGCGGCGGCCATTAACGGTTTGGCAATAACCAGCGCCAGTGCAAACGCTACGGCCAGCGCTGTGTCTGCTCCATTACCGGCAAAGCTGGTAAACAGTGCAATTTCCCGCGCTGCAGTTACTGCTAATAGCGCCAGAAGCATGGCTGCCAGCGGTGCTTTATTCAGGGTATTTATCAGGGTGTTTTTCATAGCATTGCCTCCATGCGGCGTTGTCAGTTAATCAGCGGTAAAAGTTCAGTACGCCAGATGGCCACCTCTTTCGGGGCATCAAATAAAATGCCCACCTGGCGCCCGACGATCCGCACAATTTTTATCCGGCAGTTATCGGTCAGTTGGTGTTCTTCACCAACGGCCATACCGTGCAAGCGGATGTTTTCTTTTCCCGGTTCCACAATATCCAGCGTGGCGCGGGGGCTGTGCCATGGCCCGTACACGTCCAGCGCATTCAGTCTGATGCTGTTGTTAACCTCTACCGATTCGCCCGCCCGGCGCGCTAAAACTAACATGCTGCTTTCTCCATTTTTTGGCCGGCAGCCGCTTCATAAGCGGCAACCAGTGGCAATAATTCGTTGTATTCCTGGCGCTGGGTATTACGCAGCCGTTCCAGATAGGCGCGTTTAACTGATGATTCAAAACCGGCGACCTTCTCCGCCCAGGCATCACGGATAAAACCGCGCATTTTGGTGCGCAGCGGCAGCCGCATATTGGCCAGCATTTCGTTACGGCGTCCGGCATCCAGCGTTAACAGGTAACGGGCATACTGTTTTTGCTTTTCGGTCTGTTCGTATTCATGCAGTTCTTTTTTATTGCTCGCTTTCATCGTCCTTTCCTCATGCAATTTGCCAGTTTTCGATCATTTCCAGTTGCTGCGGTGGCGGTGAACTTCGTTCAACCGGCTGGCCAGTACAGTTATTCACACCAGTCCAAGGCGGCTGCGCCGCTTTAAAATCAAAACCATCGGCATTCGCCGCATCACGTTCGGCCTGTCGGGCTTCTGCTCGGATTAGATCGCGGGCAGCCTTTTCAGCCTTGCGGCGCTGGCGCACGGCAAAGGCTTCATCTTTGCTGGCGTTTACGCGAAACCATGACCGCCATTGGCTGATTTTCTCAATGGCATTGCCCGCGACTTCGGCAATCACACCAATGATCTTTTCTCCGGTTTCGCCATAGGCGTTAATGGCTGGCCGCGTCAGTTCGTTCTGGAACTTCTCGCCGCTGATTTCGTCCAGGTATTCCATAGTTTCGGTGACTGTCTTCAGGATTTTTTTCAGGCTTAACCCGTTCTCGTCGTAGAACTCGCAATAGGTCTTCCACGCAGCACTTGCGCTTTCCTGAGCGGTGGCATCCAACTGCATAATGAATTCCCGCAGCGGTTCTTCTTCCGGTGTCCATTCTTCTTCTGGTAATCGAGCAAGGCGGCGAAGTTGACGCCAGACCGTTACCGATGGCCCACCCACTTGCTGAAACTGACGTATGCCATTGCGGCTGCTCCAGGCGACAATATCTTTTGCCGACGCTTTAGCGTCTTTGCCATACAAGTCCTTATCGACGTGTTCACCATCGATATTTTTGGCGATGTATTTGGCGATATAACCGGCAGCGGAATATTCCTTGCCGGTTTTCGGATTAATTCCGGTTTTGATTTTTTCGGCTTTAAAGCGCACATCCGCTTTTGCATTCAGCAATTCGTGATGGTCTTCTTTTTCAGCGTATCCGCGCAGCGCCTTTGTTACCTCGTCAGCCTGATCCGGACGGACAAACAGCAGTAAATGCCAGTGAGGCGTGCCGTCGTGATGAGGCTCTGCAACACGGAATCCAAAAAAATCCCACTTCTCCGGTTTATTCCGGGTAATCCGCCCGGCTAACGTGCGAAAGCGCGCCCAAAGCGAACACATATACTGTTGCCCGTCTCGTGGGCTGGCCCCTCTGAACTTAGGATTGCGGCCACAGCCGCGAGTTGAATGGTATTTTGACGGTGTAGTAATGGTGTAAAACCAGCCTTCATAACCGTTGGCTTTTGCGTATTCTTCAAACCCGGCAATCCGCACCATCAATTCAGCGCGGCGTACCTCCGGATTGGCAACGCTCAATTCAGATAGATCAGCCAGCGTGTACTGCTCGCCGTCTTCATTCTCCATCAGGGTGTGTTCCAGCATGTCTAAATTCATCTGCTGGCGGCGCTGCCACTCACGGCGACCAACCGGGCTGCAATAAGCGTTTTTATTTACAACAACCTGATTCAGCTCACGGCTTATTTTCTCTATTCTCTGCGCCTGTGCCCGGCGCATTTTTCTGCGCCACCAGTTTTCATCCTGGCAACGCTTTAATAATCCGGTAACCAGCGGCAGCAAAGCGCCTTCTTTCGCTTCGGCCTTGGTCATTTCTTCAGCTTCTTTCGGCGTTAAATAACCGCTATTTTTTTCAGCAGAAGCCATTATCGCGCTCTGTGTTTCCAGTGCGATCAAATACCCGTTTAAACTTTGGTAATCTGAAAATTCATGGTGTTCAAAAACACTGATAACCCGATGTACAGCATCAGGGGTGGTCATTCTGTCTGGCCAGCCAGTCAGTTTTAAAATGCAGGATCGAGCCCTTACCGTGATGTAGTCTTCTAAATATTGGTCATGGGTCTGATGCACCAGAAAATCACCAATCTTGAACTGCTTGCGCAGCTCATCCAGACGCTGATTGGCATTGCGGATTCCGTTCGACTTTGCGCGGCTAACAACGCGTTTCCAGTCATTCAGCAACGGGCGGGAAAATTCGCCAAACCGTTCTGTAACCTCAGCCGCCTGACGTTCCCAGTAAGGAGTCTTCTTCATTGCCGGTGCGCCGACCAATGCAAACTCTGACATCAGGCTGCACTCTCCAGCTTTTTCTTTTCTGCATCAGTTTTACGCTGCACTTCGCGGCTTAGTTTTCCGGACAACGCCATTAATTTTTCGGCGTGATACTGGCTGGCTTTCGCTTCAATAATGTTTTGCGTGGTTTGTGCGGCGGTAGCGCAGTAATGCAGCACCTGGTCAAATCGTTCTTTGACCAGGCGCTGAACAATCTGAATTTCTTCCAGTGTCAGCCCGTCCACTAAATCGGCATGAACTTCCTGAACCGTCTGAACAGGTTGTTGAATATTGCTGACGTGTGCCAGCTGAATGCCACCGTCTCCGCATTGCTGGCAGAAGGTAACCATTTCCCGGCTGAAGTGCTCACGGCGGCAGGTAGGGCAGTAGTAGTTCATCATAATTACTCTGCCTCACTCTTCCTTAACGTCGATATTGTGCTTAGCGCAGAATTCCCTGAGTGATTCTTCGCTTTTAAATTCGACGGATGAACGGTGATCCCCCACATCCAAACGCAGATAACAGCGTGAAATTCTCGACTTCCCTACACCATAAATAGCTGCAGAAAGGCTAACCTTTTCAGTTTGGTTTTGATAAACAACTGAAGTTGATGGCATAACTATTTCCTCATCCCATGCAAAAAGTTAACAAACGCCAACGCACACAAAGAACCCAAAAACGAACCCAGAACCAGAGCCATCAAAAACAAAGTAATTAAAATACCTTCTGAGCCGTTCATCAGTTCACCGCCTTCAGCTGTCCACTGTTACGCATTGCCGCCAGCTTTTTACCCGCAGCCTGCACGCTCTGACGCAGCAACCGCTCCTTCTGCAGGTGCGGATTCTGGTCAACGATCCACTGCTCTAAATCGGATTCCAGCCAGACTTCACGGCCAGCTATGCTGATGCTGTGCGGCAGTTGGCCTGCAGCCCGGTGTTTATTAAACGTGGTGCGACTCATGCCTAAAGCGGCGGCCGCCTCGCTGATGTTCATTTTTTTCTGGTGCAGAATGCCCAGGCTGATTTCTGCTTTTTGATGTGCTGCCATATGACCTCCTTGAAACTAAGCCCCCTTGATATAGGGGGCCAACTATCAGAACTTTTTGCCGTTTTCTAAGCGGCGGTTTTCTGGCTTGTGGTCTGCCCGGCTGGCGTTGTATTCCAACTTTTCGAGCATTGCTCCAGCCACATCGAGTCCGAAGCCTCCGGCGTAATCCAGAATGCGAATAAGCGCATCGGCCAGTTCCACTTCTTCCATGCTGCGATTGGGTAATTTGTCGTCTTGCAGGTTTTTGCGCACACCTTCCATGCATTCGGAAATTTCGGAATGAATCAGGCACAGCAGCTCGCCTTTATTCCGTTGCACCTTTTCGCCGGTATGAATGTCGTGCCACCACCCCGCGTCTACATTGCGCTGGTGTACCAGCTGCTGAAGATCAGCCAGTGTTTTAACCAGCGTTGGCAAAACGACTTCTTGTTCAAACTCTTTCAGTGTGATTTCTGTCGTCATTTCAAAGTCCCTCTGCGATATAAATTAATAAATCCCGCGCTGCGATAGCATCAGTTAAGGCTCTGTGTGGATCGCCCTTAAATTCAATACCAGCAATTTCAAGGCAACGCGCTAATGACAAACGTTTGAACTGACTTCTCTCTGAATCCCATTCAAGGTGTTCAGCGAAATACCGGTTTGCTAATCCCATGATGCAGAAAACTTTGTCTGGAACATTCCACGGCCAACCAGTAAAGCCACAAAGGAAGAGACTCTGACGAACAAGCCGTTCATCGAATCCGCGATTGAATGATGTGAAGTATTCTCCATCTACTATTTTGCCATCCAACTCGTCCCACACTTTCCAGAAAGGCCGTGCCGAAAGTGCTTTATACTCAGAAATCCCGTGAGTTTTCTCAGCCGCTTTTTGCATAATGCTCTTTGGTGCAGTCAGCGAATTAACCAGAACAACACCATCAGATGCTCGTACGGCTGCCAATTCCACTACAGTGTCGTTCTCACCCAGACCGGTTGTTTCTGTGTCTATGATGATTCCGCACTCAAGAATTTTCTGGGCCTTTCCGATTAAGTAATCTTTTTGATTCGACATTGACTAATCCTCATATTTAGGTCGTGTAAAAGTCGGCGGGCTTCCCGCCCGCCTTCGCTCAGGGTGCTGTGCGATTCGTAAAATTCTTTAGTGGATGACTGGCATCAAAAGCCCGGAAATTTTCCGGGCGCTGTCGTCGTCGATTGGCCCCAGCAACATGGCGCCGGTATCCAGATAGGTGCCGCCGTCCAGCCGGGTAAGGCTCAGGTCGGCGGTATAAAAATTTGAGAACGCGCAGACCGAACCGTTATGAATGCGAATACCGAAGACATCGCCCTCTGCCATAACGTGAACCTGCGTGTTTTTTACGGTGATAACCGCCGTCTGTTGGGCGGTGTAGCGCCGGGCGCTGATTGGCTTATCCATGCCTGCCCCCTTAGTGCGCGTTCGTTTCGGATGCGGACTTGATATAGCCGTCCGGAAGGTTCTGATCCGCAAGCCAATGTTGGATTTGCTCAGGAGTCCAGAACTCAATGGTTCCTAAACGATACGGTTCAGGCAGAACTCCCTGATCTTTCCAATTGCGAACGGTTTTAGTGGTCACATGAATGAGATCAGCCAACATCACCTGGCTGATTCTGGTGCCGGGAGCAAGCCCGGCAAGGTTTGGCTGAGTAACAGGCATAAGTGTCCCCTATGTCATTTGTGGACTAGAGGGAGAAACTGTGTACTATGGGTACTTGCTGAATACCTAGATAGTGTCTCCCTTTCGATACACTGAACAATATATGCATCCTTTAAGAGTTGTCAAACCCTTTTGGATACATCTGTATCGAATTATAGACATGGAGTAGTTTATGAATACGTTTGCAGACCGTGTTGATCTGCTGTTGAAACAGTTCGGACGTAAAAGCATTTCTGAAAAAACGGGCATATCGACTGCGCAGCTTCACCGCCTGCGTACTGGCTCTGATACCACCCGTGAAAACCTGATTCGCCTGTCCGATGCCACCGGCACTGAGTTCTTATGGCTTGGTAAAGGTGAAGGCCCGATGTATTCGGACGGCACCCCAGCACCAGCCATGCCCACAGCATCCGCGCCTGAGTTTTCCAAAGATGAGATCGAGATTGTGGAACTATTCCGCAAAGCGGATTTGTCGCTGAAACTGCAGGTTTTTCAGTTGCTGAAGGGCGGCAGCTCGCATCAAGGTGGCATAAGTGCCGCTGGCCACGGTACTAACATTGTGTCCAGCGGCGACGGCAGTATTGCTGCTGCCGGAAATGTGAAGAAAGGATCTGACCGGTAATATTAAGGAGGATTGGCGTGACGGATTTTACCAATATCACCGCCAGCGGCCCCAACAGCATTGCTGCCAATGGTGATGTATTTCAGGAAACACATCACCACCACGCCCAGCCACAGAAAGACCCGCTGAGAACTGCACTGGAGCAACGTGACCAGGCGTATTATAGCTGGCAAGATTTTGATAAAAAGCGCCGGGCTGCATTGCGCAGCCGGTGGTTTAATTTCTGGAATGCTGGTGCACTGTTGTCTGGCTCTGCGCTTGCCGCTGCTATTTTCTTTATCGTTTGGCCCGGCTTAATCCGTTATGGGTTGGTTTACTGGCTGACTCATCAAGATCACCTGATAAATAACCTGACCACCTTCAGCGGTGCGTTATTTTTAATCCCATTTATTTCTTTGTCTTTGTGTGCCTGGCGCGTTGGAATTCGCCGCCAGATAGCTCTGGCAGATGCAATTTATTTTGCCTCTCATGCCCGCGCAATGGCTGATGAATGTCACCGGCTGGATGCACAGATTAAGTACTTCAAGAAACACGGATCGTTATGAAATTAACCAAAGAAAATGTAACAAGTCATTTCGAGTCGATGCTTACCCGTACTCGTAGAGATTATGTTCGCCTGAGTCAGGTTAAGTATTTAAAGACTTTTCAACATCCTGAAAATAATACTCGGTACATAGTTGACCGCTGCCAATCAGTTTACCGGGTTGGGCAAAGGATTAAGACGTTTGAACGTGAACTACCCAGATTGGTTCTGGATGCACCTGTTTATTCGCCAGTAAAGTTAGAAAATCCATTTATCGTAGAAATATTAAACAACGAGATTGGTATAGATCAGTGGCAATTCAATGTTGGTTATTGCTTCAGGGAGGCACTTGGCCTGCGTTACGTACAGCGTCGCAGTACAGATAAAGAGACAAGAAAGTTAAGCACATTCTCTGAATGGTTACAGAGCCCAATATTAAAATTCTCGACAGGCGATCTTATATCTCACAAGCACGAACAGATAATGATCCAAGTCGAAGAAGGCCTTCCCTCTGGCTTTGTTGATACAACCATTGAGCATGGGATGCTGCGGTGCGCAGTTTATGAGTTTGATAGCGATAAAAGCAAATGGACTCTGAACGCCAGATACCATGGCAATCAGTTTGATTTCTTAATGGTACTTATTTTTGGTCTAGGTGAATTAAGTCGATTCACTGAACTGTTAAATACTTCTCCAGAGAATGCATGAATAGGGATTTTTATGGATATTGTTCAGAGATTAGAACTGGCGGCAGAAGCCGGTGAAGTTTTAGACGTTATTTATCATGGTGGAAGCCAGCCTGGCGCTACCAGAAAGCTGACGCCTATCCGCGTTAATGGTCATAAGTTTCATGCTAAGTGCATGGAAACCGGCAAATTCAAATTCTATATGATTGAGAAGCTGGAAATTATTGGCGAGCCGCTGCCCCTTCCTGATGACTGGACGCCGGACCATGTTATTCAGTACGAAAAAGAAAAGTATCGTAATCAAAAACCACAGCGTGACCCTGCGGAGTTTGCCGAAACAACCATGACGGCAATGGCTGATGCTGGCTGGGTTGTTATGCACAACCTTGCGGCTGTTGAAGTAGACGGAACCGAGTACCTTTCCGGCATGTTCTTTTTGCATTCTAAGTTTAAAAGCGGAAAGCCTAAAAAAACTCCGACCCTCTCTTTCTCGATTCAGCCATATGAAACTGAACTGGGTGAATTTCCGGACGAATCCACAACCACTGTACAGCCAAAGGCCCGGCCCTATGGGGTTTATGGCAAGTGCAAAGGTAAGGCATTTTCTTCACTGAATTCTGCCGCTGATTACTTTAACGAACAGGCTGCGTTGCTGGCCATGAAATATCTGGAGTCATAACCATGCGCCAGTTAATTCATATCGACAAAGCCGGGCATATTATCGGTGAGTTTCCGCACGATATTAATGCCGGTTTTCAGGATTGCCGCCGAGGGCTTCGCCGCCGTCTGGTGAATGTTAAAGAGGCCGGTCAGATGCCGCTTGATGTGGCATTAAAGCTGGCCGAAGAACGCTATAAGCTGGAAGAAAAGCGCATCCGCGAAGTGCAGTTTGTTGCCGACGAAAAGCGCAAGCAGGCGGAATACCGGCGTAAAAATATGTCGTTCTCGGATGCTGCTGATAACTGGCTGAAGCATGTGGCTGTGGTGAATTCGGAATCAACCGTTGCGCATTATGCGCAGACGATCCGCTTGTATTTATCTACCGTTGGCGACCACCGCCTGCGCGATTTTGGCCGCGAACATAACATCAGGTTTTTTGATGAACTGGCGAAGGTTAAAGCGGTTAACCGTGGTGACCGTACCATTTCAGCAGCAACCCAGAATATGCACATGCGTCAGCTGGCTGTGTTTCTGGGCTGGGCGAATGATAACGAGATGATCGACAAGTTACCGCGCCTGAAGAAGGCACAGCCCAAGGTGAAGGAGATGGAAGTATTCAGCCTGCAACACCTGGAGCAACTGAAAAAGTGGTTGCTGTCTAATATTGAAAATTCTGCCCAGGGTCGGCCTGCCGTTAACGCCCGTAACCTGTACCGCGCTTTTATGCTGGCCACCAATGCCCTGCTGCGTAAGGGTGCCATCGGCGCATTGCCGCTATCCGGCATTGATCTGGATGTAAAGCTGGTTCGTATTCGTGATGTGCCAGAGCTGGGCTGGAAGAACAAGGCAAATCGCTGGCCGAATAAACCTATGAATAACCGCCTGTATGAATTCCTGCGTGATGACCTTGCGGCCCGCGATCCGGCAGAGCGTTGGTATCTGGATGATGGCCGGGGCAACCCTTGGTATGCCGACCCGTCACACATCAGCAAAGCCATGACCCGCGCCTGTAAAGCCGCTGGCCTGCCGGGTGGTGTGAAGCCGTTTCACTGGGGAATGCGCGCCGCTCTGATTACCTGGCTGCTGAACAACGGTGAAAGCCCGCAGAAGGTGCAGCAACTGGCTGACCATGCCAGCGTTACGACCACCATGCGCTACTTCAACACGCGAGAAGCGAGCCAGCAGGAGGCGGTCGATAGGCTGCCGGAAATCTGATTTTTATGTCAAATTCATGTCAACTTTTCAGGAGAAAATAAAAACTCCTTTTTAAACAAGGGTTTATAGGTGATACCCCGACGACTCATAATCGGCAGGTCCCCAGTTCAAGTCTGGGTGGGCCCACCATTTTTTTCCTGTCCAAATTCTGTTTGTGTGCGGTAATGCTCCTAGTGAGCAGATTTCTAGATAACTTGAGCATTCTGCCAGATTTGGCCTCAGTTTCTAGATAACTTGAGCACATCAACCTCATCCCTGAAAACCAAATCTCCCTGTAAACCGCATCAATGCTGAGTTTCTAGATAACTTGAGCAGGCCGCCGCACATTTCACGCAAAGATGGCTTGGCCAGAAAGCAATTATTCTCCGAAGCACAACATAAAACCATTCCCGCACCAACCCTAGGCATACTCATACTTAATTATCAATTCTATTAATTGAGTATACGCAATACATTGATTTCTGCGCACTCACCCCAAGCTACAACTTAACTTCACTATATAGAGATGACGCCATGAATAAAAAACAAACCTCAGACTCAGTAGCTAGTCTGGCAGCGAAAGTGCTACAAGACCCAAATGCGTCTGCAACTGCCAAGAAACTTGCAGGATCAGCACTTTCACAATCAGGAACACAAAACCAGACCAGTTCGGAAATGGAGTCATTAGCGTCGTTAGTTATGCGTAGCGAAAAATACAGTGATGCATCAAAAGAATTAGCAGGCTCAGTTCTCTCCCAATCTAACAAAAAAAGATAA